AGGTTATATAGGCACACAGGCTGTTAGTGTTAACACAACGTCAGCTACTATTACAGGCGATGCTAGTATTGGTGGTAATGTTACTTTAAATGATGGTTCCGCTGATGTTGATTTCCGTGTTGAATCAAATGGCAATGCTAATATGTTGCTGGTCGATGGTGGCGATGATCAAGTTAGAATTGGTAGAAGTGCTGACGTTGATGGATTTAACCTTGTTGTAGGTACTACTACTGCTGCGGGTGCTATAGCTGTTGTTGGTCGAGCTGATGACATAAGCCAAGTAATTTTTTATGAGGCTGATGCTAGTACAACCATTGGAAAAATAGATGCTAGAAACTCACTTTTTAATATTGGTGCAGTTGCAAATGTTCCAGTTGGAATTGTTGTAAACAACTCTCAGATGGCAACTTTTGGAGCCAATCATCTTACTATTGGAGACGGTAATCTAATAATCGGCACAGGTGGTCACGGCATTGATTTTGCTGCTACTGGAGATATTTCTGGTACAGGTAGTGAGCTACTTGATGACTATGAAACTGGTACGTTTCAACCTTCTGTTACTTTTGGTGGTGCAAGTAGTGGAGTCCAATATGTATCAAATAGAAGGTTTGGGATATATACTAAAATAGGAAATGTTGTCACTTACTTCGTACACGTAGAGCTTACAAACAAAGGTAGTTCGACAGGCGGTGCTAACATAACGGGGATGCCGTTTACAGCAACCAATGCTAATGGAAACCAGAACTATGTCCCTGGTTCATCATTTATTTCTTCTATGGCTTCTTTAAGTTCTAATTTAATGATCCGCTCACTATCTGGAACCACCAATTTAGATATATATCAAATTAACAGCAGCCACACATATTCGTCAGTAACAAATGCTAACTTCACTAACACAACGGGCATGCAGGTCAGTGGTGTTTATTTTGTATAATACCAAATTAACCCTGTGGGATAGCAGGGTCGGACAGTCCATAAAAGGAGATAAAATATGGCAAACGGTGAAATTTCAAAAATATTTGAATACGACAAAATTGAAGTTGTAAGCACTTGGAACATACAAGTTCGCCAAGCAACAAAGATCATGGAAGAAGGTTCAGACGGCTCATTAACTGAGCTTAGTCGTGCGTTTCACAGACACGTTCTTCAGCCTTTTAACTCAGTCAAAGCTGACGATGATAGTTGGACACATACCGCCACAGACATCTCTGGTGAAGCTGCATCTGTACAGGCAATAGCTACAGCGGCATGGACTGACGCAGTTAAGAACTCTTTTAAAGCAATGCGTGAAGCACAAGACCAATAACTAATTACCAGAGGAATAATCCTCTGTAATACGGCAAAATAATACTGCCACACTAAACCCCAAACTTAAAATTAGGAGATCGTAATGGGCAAAAATGACACCCCCACTATGACGTTAAATGGCGCAGAATATAACATTGCAAATCTCAGTGAGGCGCAGACTAATTTACTGTCCCATGTCACAGATTTGGACCGCAAGATTAAGTCCGTAGCATTCAATTTAGATCAATTGCGGATTGGGCGTGAAGCATTCGTAACTATGCTCTCCACGGCCCTCGAAGCACCCGCTGAAGCAGACGCAGCTTAAAAGAAGGATACCATTAAATGGCTGGCTATTTAGGCTCCACTCCCGTTCCACAAGCTACCCAGCACCGTGAGAGCTTCACCGCTACTGAAGGTCAGACCAGCTTTGCTACGGCTGGTTATACGCCTCAATTTTTGGACGTATACCTCAACGGCTCTCACCTAAGCCCTGCGGATTTTGTTGCGACCAACTCTAGTGATGTGGTGTTAGTCGTGGCTGCATCAGCAGATGATGTGTGTGACATTGTAAGCTATACACCATTTGAGGTGGCTGATGCTACGTTTACTGGTACTACTGCTGTGGATGTTGCTACTGTTGGTGGCACTCTTGCGGTTACAGGTGTAGTCACAGCTAATGGTGGTGCAGTATTTAATGAGGGTTCCGCTGATGTAGACTTCCGTGTTGAGAGTAACGGAAATGCTAATGCTATTTTTGTAGATGGCGGGGGCGCAGCCGTAGGCATTGGTGTTGTGCCTGAAGCGTGGGCTACATATAATCCTGTGTTGCAGGTTGGGTCGGCTAGTACAGCAGTCTATCAAACTGATGACCTAAACATTATGTCTAACGCCTACTTTATTGGTGGGGCTTGGAAATTTATAGCCAATGATACTGCCACTCGTTATCAGTCTGCAGGTGGAGAGCATGTTTGGTATAATACTGCTAGTGGTAGTGCTGATGCCACCCTTACTTGGGTGCAGCAAATGAAGATTAAAACTTCTGGCGAAGTCACTAAGCCATTACAGCCATCGTTCTATGCTGTGATGAGCGGCAATCAAACTGGATATAATGCCGCTAGTACTGGGGATCATACTCTTGTTTATAATGCCGAAGCCTACGATATTGGTAGTAATTTTAATACTTCGACAGGAAGATTTACTGCTCCCGTGGATGGCACATACCAATTCGTTGCAACAGCTTACTGCACTTCAGGCACTTCCATGACACAGGCGTGGTTTGTTGTAGGCACTGGAAGGGCGCAAGGCACAGACGTAGTTTATCAAAACGCAGCCACTGATTTTCCATATCAAGCATGTACAATAAAACTCGATGCGGGTGATGTTATTGGATGGCATCCTTATGTAAGTGGAAACAGTAACGCCACAATCCTCGCAAATAATTTTCACACTTGGTTCAAAGGAACACTTTTACATTAAGGGCGAAATAACCCGTCTTAAAGGAGACACAACATGGCAACAATAACACTTACAGTAGACGTAACGGACACAGAGCAAGCAATCTTGCTAAATGATCTGTTGAGCATAGACGGTTGGATACAGGGCGCAATAGATGGCAAAAAGAACAATTGCTGGAAGCGTATGCAGCAAGAGTGGGTCACTAAACTAATGAATGACTCAGACTTTACTGATGCTATTCCATCTAGTCAGGCAGACTTCGTAACACTGGTCACAGGTCGGTCAGACTACAAGACACGTACTGAACGTGATGCAGCATCAAGCATAGGATAAACAGACATGACCAAAGCAAGAACTAACGCCTCTGCATCACCAGCCGTAGGTCGAAATATGGTAATAAATGGGGGCATGGGGGTAGCCCAGAGAGCCGTGTCAATAACTGGCTTGGGTGCTGATGGTAATACATATAACACTGTTGATAGGTGGCAACTTGTTGCTAATGCCACTGCTGGTAGATTTACTATGTCTCAAACTGCCGATGGACCAAACGGCATTAGTGCTAATTGTTTAAAGCTAGACTGCACAACTGCTGATACATCTATTGCTGCGGCGGAATTGTTACGAATAACGCAAAAATTTGAAGGTCAAAATCTACAACGTATTGGTAAAGGTGTTGCTGGTGCAAAACAAATTACTTTAAGTTTCTACGTTAAAGCAAGTGCTGTTTTTACTTTTGGTGTTGAGTTGTTTGATAACGACAATAGCAGACAAATTACTAAATTATTTGATACTACAACTGATTGGGTACGACATAGTTTTGTTATCCCAGCAGATGTAGACGATGGTTCTAGTCCTTTTGCTGATGATAATGCACTAAGTTTGCAACTACAGTTTTGGCTTCACGCAGGTGCTACCTATACAAGTGGTACATTAAACACTGCATCATGGGCTAATTACACACAAGCAAACCGTGCCGCTGGCATAGACAGTTTCTTCAGCAACACTGCCAACAACTTCTTCCTGACAGGCGTACAGATGGAAGTAGGTCCAGTGGCTACAGAGTTTGAGCAAGAAGACATAACTACTACGTTATCTAAGTGCCAACGTTATTTTTATAGGCCAACCACAGCAAGTAATTTAACAGGGAACACTGCCTGTCAAGCGTTTAATGCGGGTGGAATAGTTGGCTCTTTTATCTACAAAGAAACAATGAGGGCTGCTCCAACTATTGCGTTATTTTCAACGGCTAACGGTACGGCTGGGCAGATACGCAAGACATCTGATGGAGCTACAACTGGCAGTGCCGCTGCAGCTAATATTGGTACAAATGGTTTTGGTTTTGTAACAGGCATGAGTAACTTAACATCAGGTGATCCTTATGATCTTACCTTTACAGCATCTGCGGAGTTATAATTATGAATAGTTCAATGACAATTGCAAATGCAAAGTACATACAATTTGCCAGTGTGAATTGTACGGTTCAAGCAACCATAGACGGGCAAGAAATGTCAGTCCCAATAGACCCAGATAATAAACACTACGCAGAGATACTACGCCAAGTTGACGCTGGCACACTAACAATAGCAGCGGCTGATTAATGGCGCAGGAAGATTGGCATCTTTCAAAATCCATCCCTGCAACTTTTGTACTGGCAATTATAGGCCAGACCATAGCCCTCGTTTGGTTTGTATCAGCCCTTAATAGCGATATTCAAACAAACGCCCGTGAAATTGTACGTCACGAAAACCGCTTAATAGCCCTTGAAAATATAGTCCAATCTCAGGCCGTCACTATGGCCCGTATGGATGAGAATATTAAGGCTATACGTGTAGCAGTAGAGAAAATGTCCATGCGGTAAAGGTGAAAAAATGATAGACCCAGTATCCGCTTTTGCCCTGATAAAATCAGGTATATCAGCAGGTAAACAACTACACTCAATGGGTAAGGATATTGCTTCTTTTTTTGATGCAGTAGATGGAGCCAAGGCAAACCACAAAAAGAAGAAGTCCTCAATATTCGCCTCTGCAAACGAAGAAGCGATGGACACTTTTATGCGGCAGCAACAGGCCATCGACTGTGAGGCCGAACTCAGAGAACTAATTACCCAGACCCGTGGCTATTCACAATATCAGGCGCTGTTAAACATCAGGCGAGAGATACGAGTAGAGCGAAAAGAAGAGGCTAGACTTGCAGTAATAGCCGCTCAAGAAAAACAACAGATGATCATGTCTGGGATAGCCATCTTCATCTTTATATCCTTAGTTCTAGTCTCTGGCGGTATGTATATGTGGTACTTAGGTTGGATAAAGTTTTGACTGAATTTGAACGGGTAGATGCCGACTCCAATGGTCTGATCGATCAGTATGAATTTGAGAAACATGCCCTTGACCTGGAGGATCGAAAAGAGCGAATTAAAGATGAAAACTCTAAGCGAGACCAACAACGCAAGATGATTTGGTTCGCACTATGGGGAATGCTTTTATACCCTTTTTCGATCATAGCAACGTCTTGGGGGGGCTTAACGCAAGCTACTGAAAGCCTGACCAGTATCGCTGGAATTTATTTTGTATCCGTGGCTGCTCTGGTGGGCGCATTCTTTGGCGTAACTAACATTGGTAAGAAATAACCCTTGCAAAGCAACTAGTTAAGTGTTATTATGTTTGTATAACTAAAGTATTAATAGGTACACATGGCCGTATACGTTAGACGGCTTCGTGAAGATGATCTTACTTCTGTATTAACTCTCTCCACTTGGCTGCATAAAAACTCAAGATACCAAAAATTTAACTTTAATGAAGATAAAGTAAAAGCCCTACTTTCTCAAAGCCTAGACACTAATTCAGACGTATATGTTTGTATCGCGTTAGAAAAAGGCTCCAATGAAATATTAGGTTATTTTCATGGATACGTTGATTACCACTACTTCAGTGATGAAAAGTATGCCGGGGAGTGGGCAGTTATTGTTGCCCCTGACCACAGGAAAAAAGCCCCAATAATATTAAAAACTATGATCTTAGATTTTGAAAAGTGGGCAATTAAAAAGGGTGCAGTAGAGATTTCCATCGCATCCAGCACTGAGGCTAGCGGCACTAGCTATAAAAAGTTTCTTCAACGAATGAACTACAGGGACGTTGGTTTTCTGTGCGTGAAAGGATAACAAATGAGCTTTAATAAAAAAACCACTGTAGTACAAAATACAGGTCTAGGTGATGATCAATATACCCAAATCCAAAAAAATCAGGGTGATATCGATGATAACCTTAAAACTGGTTTCACAGGCGTAGGTACACGATTTAATACAGTCGATACAGGTATCACCGACTTAAAGACGGGTATTGGAGGAATAACCTCAGATGTTAACGTAAACACTGACACGGGGTTCACTAATCTGAGAGATACTCTCAGCGGCTATAATGATGACATGACGGGTCGATTTAATAACTTTGATCAAAACTTTTCTAATAACACGGCTACACTAGGTGCAAACAACCAAGCTCTCACTAATCTACAGGGCGATGTAACAGGCGGCTTTAACGATCAAGCTACGAGATTTAATACTGTAGACGAGGCTAACGCCGCAATGCAGGGGGATGTCACAACAGGTTTCAACGCTCAGTCCCAAGGCTTTGCAGACGCTGAGACTGCTAGGGCCAACAACGCGGGTGCGCTTGCCGAAGGCATCATTGGCACTGGTGCAGCGTTGGAAACAGGATTTACAGACGCAGCTACTCAAGTAGGGCAAGTTTCCTCAGACGTTCTAGCAGGTCAGGCTGATGCAGCTACTAACTTAGACAGCTTGAACACAGGCTTTGACAGCTACGCAACGCAGGATGCCGCAGACCAAGCAGCCATGAAAGCCACGCAAGATGGGTTTGTATCCTCGTTTGATTCCTATGCGGAGCGGTACGGAGAAGATACATCTCTAGCCAATAGAACTCGATCTGACATGCAGTTGGCTAATGCAAACGCTAACACCCGATTGCGCGAAGACCTGGGTAACTTTGCAGATGCCTCATCTACTCAACTAAGTAACGTGGCAGAGGGTGTTGGAACTCAGATTTCAAGCCTAGAAGGCACAGTCCAAGGTGGTTTTTCTAATACTGAAAATGCAGCGTCTGCACTACAGGCTTCTATGGCTAGTGGCATGGAGAGCTTAGACGCGGCTCAAATAGTAGCCGCCAGAGATATGGCTAAGGTAGTAGCCTCTCAAACCGACCTAGACATGGACATGCGACAGAACTTTACCCAGCTTGGGGATTCCTTTGACGATACGGGTAATTTGATTGCCTCTAGTATCGATGAGCAAGGCAACACAATCAATCGGACAATTGATCAGCAAGGTAACCTAATCTTACGAAGATTTGATGTCACTGGCGCGTCTTTGGGACAAAAAGTAATGAATGTTAACAACACCCTTACTGATCTAGGTAATGTAAGGAATATGTCAGGAAGTAATGTGAGTATGGGGAATCTAACCCCCGCCAACTCTGGGGCAGTACCCGAAAGTGGCTTCGCCTCACCATTTGCAACAACGAGGTAATTATGCACCCAGTAACCGTATCAAAAGACTGTGTAGAGATAGTTAAAAAGTTTGAGGGCTTACACACCCTTAAAGACGATGGACTAGTATATTCCTATCGTTGTCCTGCTGGAAAGTGGACAATAGCTTGGGGTCACTGCACAGGTGTCCGTTCTGGAATGAAGATCACTATGGGTGAGGCTGATCAGTTTCTACTAGATGATCTTAACGAAGCTGGACGGGCTGTTAAGAAATACGTCAATGTACCTCTAACTCAAGGCCAGTATGATGCCCTTGTATCCTTTGTATTTAACTTAGGCGGGGGTAAAAACTTTCAAACCTCTACCCTTCTTAAAAAGCTTAATAAGGGCCTCTATGATGAAGTTCCCGAACAAATACTACGTTGGAATAAAGCCCGTGTAGACGGTCAGCTACAGGCTTTAAGAGGTCTCACAAGACGCCGTACCGCTGAAGCAGCTATATTTAGTCGGGACGCACAATTGCCGTCCGATGAAGGTGGGCCATTAATGGTTCAGAAACCTACAGCAGAAAGCCCTAAGTCTTTAGCTAAGTCTAAGACAATGGCGGGTGCAGGTATTGCAGGGGCAGCTACAGCGATGAACGAAGTCGCTGGTCAGATGCAGGGGCTTATTGCTTATGCACCTATGCTTAAAACTGTATTCTTACTCTGCGCTATTGGGGGCATAGCTTTAGCGGCCTACGCACGGTTTAAAGATAATAAAGACGGTATTCACTAGTGTTTATCTTTGGCAAGATTAAATCCTACATCATTATGACTTTAACAATAGCTCTTCCCCTTATCTATCTGATGGGGAGAGTAAAAGGTCACGCCGCTGAAAAAAACAAAGTACTTAAAGATGATCTACAAGCACAGCAAAAGACCACTCACTTTTATAAGAAGATGGCAGAGCATGAACAAGATGATATTAATGACCGGGCTAGTCTTACTGACAGGTTGCGCGGGAACGGTCTATAGAACCAAGCTGGAAATATACTGCCCTCCAATGGCAGATTATTCACCTGAATATGCCCAGAAATTAGCAGATGAAGTTGATAATCTTCCTGCCTCAAGCACCGCTCTGGAAACGGCTCTCACAGATTATGTGAACTTGCGCGACAGGATAAGAACCTGCCAAGAAGAAAAGGATAAATAAATGGGATTATGGTCTAGCACCTTTGGCGGTGGTAATAGCTTCACAGAGAGCGTTGCAAACGTATTTACGCCTGACGATGGGGCTGTCTATAGTGGCGGTGATTTAGTAACTCAGGCTAGCTATGATAATCAACAATCTAACCCTACATCTAGCTTAGTATCCGTTGCACCCAACACGAATATTAATGGCACACCTATTTTCGGGACTGCAAATTCCACAAGTAATGACGGTACGGTAAGTTCAAGTGGTATTGTTAAACCCCGGCCAAAAGGTAAAGCCCCAGAAAAAGATAAGTCAGGGATTTCGGCTGCATTAGGCGTAGCTCTTAACCCTCTTGGCGCACTGCCTAAAGTTCTTAACGGTATAGCCTCTTGGGCGAACGGAGTGGACCCCGCAGTAGACCCAGAGACCGAAGTAGACGGTAGAGCCGTGTATACCAAAAAAGGCGGCGGTATGTCTTACTCATACAACGCGCTGGGAATGATGTATGAAGTAGTGGTTAGCAAAGACAAAAAAACCGTTACTGATAAACTTGCTATGAAGGTAAATGAGAATGGAGACCTAGACCCAGAAGGAACTATGACTGGGTATCAGTTTAATCAACAAAAACTAACCGACTCTGGTGATAATGATGGTGCTGCCCAGGTGGCTACATACCAGCAAAATAATCAAGCCGCGTTTAGCTCTGGTGGCTCAGGTGGCTACGCAAGCAGCGACATTATGGCTATGGCTGAAAAAGCGGGTCTTCTCAAAGTCCAAGCCGATATGGATGAAATACTTGCAGACCCTAACAAATTTTTAGCCGACCGAGGTTTAAAATTAGCCGACTTAATGACGCAAGTTGATGGAGATGCTTCAGGCACAAGCCTTAACCCTGATGCTGATGGATATAAATTAGGAGAAGACAGCGGATACACTGCTGTAACAACTGGAGATGCTTCTCTCGTAGGTACAGTTGACCAAACTGCAACCTCCACTTACGATTCCAAGCTTAACGAGATTACGGATAAAGAGACAGTTAATGCGGTAACAGGTACAGTCAGCGATGACGCCTTAGTAGACGCAGATAAATTTGCGATTGATATTACAGGTTCAGCTACAGGCACTAATGCTGACGGCACAAAGAATGAGC